TGCAGGCGCAAATAGCAAGTCTCCAGTGGCTGCCAACAGCGGTGCAAAAGGTGCGTTAGCCAAGCCAGTTTCAACTGGTGGTGACGGCGGCAATGGTCGTCCTGCTCCCACAGCTAAAGAAGCTATTGGTCGGGTTGGTAATACTCCGGCACAAAGCACACAGAAACCTACTCCAGCTACCAAGCCGCACCTGGCTCAAGCAACTGGCGTTAACAACAAGTCGCCCCTGGCGAGTCGTTAAGGATATCGGGTAATGGCTCTTTTACTCAGAGAAAATCTTACCTTCGATGCTGCACAGATTATTGTGGAAGGCACCGAAGGCAAGGATCTCTATATGAAGGGCATCTGCATCCAAGGTGGTGTAAAAAACGCCAACGAGCGAGTTTATCCGGTGAATGAAATTGAACGTGCAGTGACCACACTGAACGAACAAATCACTTCCGGATACTCAGTACTCGGAGAAGTAGATCATCCCGATGATTTAAAAGTAAACCTAGATCGTGTGAGCCATATGATCACAAGCATGTGGATGGATGGCCCAAACGGTTTTGGCAAGTTAAAGATTTTACCCACACCAATGGGCCAGCTGGTTAAAACCATGCTGGAATCAGGTGTGAAATTAGGAGTTTCTAGTCGTGGAAGTGGAAACGTCGACGACAGAACAGGACATGTCAGTGACTTTGAAATCGTCACTGTAGATGTGGTTGCTCAGCCCAGTGCGCCAAATGCGTATCCCAAGGCCATTTATGAAAGTTTGATGAACATGAAGCATGGTCATCGACTGCATGGATTGGCCAAAGAAGCTGTGGCTGACAACAAAGTGCAGAGATATTTGAAAAGCGAGATTGTCAAGCTGATCAAAGATCTCAAAATCTAGGAGACATAGATGCTAGACGCAATCAAACCATTACTAGATAGCGGCCTTATCAACGAAGAAGTTGGTCAAGAACTCAACGAAACTTGGGAACTAAAACTGACTGAAGCACGTGAACAGGTACGTGGTGAACTCCGCGAAGAGTTCGCACAACGCTATGAGCATGACAAGAAAGTGATGGTGGAAGCTCTAGATCGCATGGTAACAGAAGGTCTGCAGAACGAGATCTCGGCAGTGCAAGCTGAAAAGCGCGCCTTGGCTGAGGATCGTGTCAATTTCCAGAGCAAGATCAAAGAGTCAGCCACGAAGTTTAACGACTTCATGGTGACCAAGCTGGCTGAAGAAATTGGTGAACTGCGCAAAGATCGTCGCATTCACAATGAAGGTATCCAAAAGTTGGAACGTTTCATTGTGCGTGCTCTTGCTGAAGAAATTCAAGAATTTGCTCAAGACAAACGTGATGTGGTGGAAACAAAAGTCCGCCTGGTCCGTGAAGCTCGTCAGAAACTTGAAACACTCAAGACCAGATTCATTCGTGAATCTGCAGGCAAGGTAACTGCTGTTGTTAGCCGGCATCTAAAGACTGAACTTACACAATTGCACGAAGACATCCGAGTTGCTCGCGAGAACAATTTTGGACGTCGTATTTTTGAAGCATATGCAGCTGAATTTGGCGCAACTCATCTCAATGAGAAAGCCGAAGTGCGTGATCTTAATCAGCGGCTGGTAACAAAGGATCGTCAATTGGCGGAAGCCACCAGGATTGTACGTGACCAAAAGGTCATCGTGGAATCCAAAGAACGTGAGATTCGCATGATCAAGGAATCCAATGTGCGTACAAACACCATGGAAGAATTGCTCTCCCCATTAAATGAGGAAAAGCGCGAGATCATGAAGAACCTCTTGGAAGGTGTCCAGACAGCTCGTCTGAAAGGCGCTTTTGAGAAGTATCTACCAGCTGTACTTGCTGACGGACGCACAATGAAGGCCAAAACAGCCCTTACTGAGCGTGTCAGTGTTGTGACTGGTGATAAAACCGTTAAGGCTGTGGATGAAGACCGTTCCAACGTGATCGACATCAAACGCCTAGCTGGACTTTAAAAGTAACATAGGAGACTATAAATGTCACAAGAATTGTTAGAAAGCCGTTGGGACGAAACTAAAGACGCCCTTCTGGAAGGCCTTAAAGGCAATCGTCGTAATTCGATGAACGTTATCCTCGAAAACACTCGTAGGTACCTGAAAGAAAATGCAAGTACAGGCAGCACCGCTGCTGGTAACATTGCCACACTGAACCGTGTGATTCTGCCAGTGATTCGACGTGTTATGCCCACCGTTATTGCTAACGAGTTGGTGGGTGTTCAGCCCATGACTGGTCCGGTTGGTCAGATCCATACTCTGCGTGTTCGCTATGCCAGCACAATGACTGACCAAACTGCTGCTGCTACCAGCACAGTGGCTGGTGAAGAAGCACTGAGCCCGTTCAAGATTGCGGTTGCATACAGCGCCGGCGCTCGTGGTACGGACAATGCTGCTACCACACAAACTGCTGCTCAAGGTTACAGTGGCGCTCCCACCAGCACTCTGGAAGGCAACGGCGGTCGTCAGATCTCGGTGCAGATCCTGAAGCAGGCTGTTGAAGCCAAGACCCGCAAGCTGCAGGCTCGCTGGACTTTTGAAGCTGCTCAAGACGCACAGGCCATGCACGGCATTGACGTTGAAGCAGAAATCATGGCAGCACTGGCGCAAGAAATTACCGCTGAAATTGACCAGGAAATCCTGTTGAGCCTGCGTAGTCTGGCCACAACTGAGTTCACATACAACCAAGCTACCGTTTCCGGTACAGCTACATTCGTTGGTGACGAGCATGCTGCACTGGCTGTTCTGATCAATCGTGTTGCTAACCTGATTGCTCAGCGCACACGTCGTGGCGCTGGTAACTGGGCCGTTGTGAGCCCGGCATCGCTGACAGTGCTGCAAAGTGCTACCACCAGCGCGTTTGCTCGCACTACTGAAGGCACATTCGAAGCACCCACAAACACCAAGTTTGTTGGCACACTGAACGGCGCTATGCGTGTGTTTGTTGACAGCTATGCCAGCGATTCCACTCCGGTGCTGGTGGGCTACAAGGGTTCGAGCGAAGCAGACGCTGCTGCGTTCTATTGCCCGTACATCCCGCTGATGAGTTCTGGTGTTGTGCTGGATCCGTCAACATTTGAACCAGTTGTGAGCTTTATGACTCGTTACGGGTACATAGAATTGACAAATACTGCCTCTTCATTCGGCAACGCCGGAGACTATCTCGGGGAGATTGCAGTTTCCAATCTGTCGTTCAGTTAAGACTTGTTCTTATCTACGCAATATACAAAACCCACTTCGGTGGGTTTTTTCTTGACCATTGTTATCTAATATGCTATTATTGAACTAACTAACATAAATAAGTGTATGAACAAATACAACCAATGGTACTCAAACATAACCGAACGAGCCAAAAATCGTAATTTAGGCGGCTATACAGAAAGCCACCACATACACCCACGTAGTCTAGGTGGAAGTGATGAGCCTACTAACTTAGTTGAGTTAACTGCCCGTGAGCATTTTATTTGCCATTGGTTGTTGGTTAAGATGACAACAGGGCAAGATCATCATAAAATGCTAAATGCATTACGAATGATGCGGGCTGAGAAACAAGGCCAACAACGATACAATACAAAAATTACAGCACGGGTATATGAAAGCATTAAACAAGAATATGCAGAATTACAAAGCAAAACATTTAAGGGAAAAGGTAACGGGTTCTATGGCAAAAATCATACAGAAGACGCTCGTCGGCGTATAAGTGAAGCAAACAAAGGTAGAGTTCAACCGTTAGATGAAAAAGAACGGCAACGTGCTGCTATCACAGGACGCCAACGCAAACCATTTACTGAAGAACATAAAACTAAAATGTCAGTTGCAAAACAAGGCGAAAATAATTCAAACTACGGCAAAACAGCATCTAACGAAACTCGTAAAAAAATCGGAGATAAGATCCGTGGCCGTAAACAAACTCCAGAAGAAAAATTAGCAAGAAGTTTAGCCAACATAGGAAAGAAGCGTGAAAAGAAACTCTGTCCGCACTGTAAAAAAGAAGTAACAGTAAACGGATACGCCCGTTGGCACGGTCCCGCCTGCCGCACCCGTCACACCCAAGCCACTTGACAAACCTGCGCACAGTGGTAGACCTTGTGTTCCGGTAAATAATACAAGTACAAGGATTCTACCGAATGTCCCAACAAATTCAAATCAATTACGGAGCCGCGCCTAACGACGGCTCCGGTGATCCGCTGCGCACTGCGTTTATCAAGACTGACGAGAACTTTGACAACATCTGGTTGGCCGGTCCGGTTGGTAGTAATGTAACCATTGTCAACAACACCATATCGGTGGTTGACACCAATGGCAATCTCATACTAAGTCCCAATGGCATTGGTGCGATACAGACCAATAACCGTCTGTTGCCCCGAGCAACGTTGTCATACGATATTGGATCCCAGGCACTGCGCTACCGCAATGTGTATGCGGCCGGGGTCGATGTTGCCAACGCAGTACTTGGGAATCTTAGCAACATAACCATCACAGTGGCTAACCTGCATGTGCTGGACGGCACTGCCGGGTATGTGCTGCAAACTGACGGCACCGGCAACCTGACCTGGGTTGCCAGCAACGGCGTACCCGGCGGAGTCAACACACAGGTTCAGTTCAACAACGCCGGCAGCTTTGGCGCGCAAACCGGATTCACATTCAACAAGACTTCAAACTTGTTAAGTGTTCCGGGCAACATCACAACCACCGGCAACATCACCGGCAATTATTTTCTGGGCAACGGATCACAACTGACTGGTATTGCTGTAACATACGGCAACTCAAATGTAACTACGCTTCTGGCCAGTTTAGGCAGCAATATCATCAGTGGCACCGGCAATATCACAACCACCGGCAACATCACCGGCAATTATTTTCTGGGCAACGGCTCACAGTTAACTGGGCTTGCTGTAACATATGGCAATGCCAACGTGGTGGCCAATTTGGCTGCCCTGGGCACAAATCCAATCACAACCACTGGCAACATCACCGGCAATTATTTTCTGGGCAACGGCTCACAACTGACTGGTATTGTATCAAGTTATGGCAATGCCAACGTGGTGGCCAACTTGGCCGCATTAGGCACAAATCCAATATCAACTGCCGGCAACATCACTACAACTGCCAACATTTCTGGTTCTTATATTTTAGGTAGTGGTAGTCAATTAACTAACTTACCAGCCCCGGTAGTCACACAAGATATCACCTCCAACGGTGCCATGAGTATAATGACATATGATGGCACTATAAAATATGTATCCTATGCCACAGTTGAACCCTCCTCTGGTAATATCTCAGCAGGTAATGTGCTGACCACGGGCAACGTCTCCGGCAACTACTTCATTGGCAACGGTTCACAGCTGACTGGCATCTCAAGTGCCGGTACCGGCAATGTGACTTTTAATGACATCAACATCATTGGCACAGGTAACTTACGTTTACAGCCAGATCCTGCTAATAGTAGTGCTTATTTAGATATCTATTTAACTACTGGTCCAGACATTCACATTGCTGGCAACGGTGAAACTTTTATTCTTGGCACTGATGACTTTGCCAATATCACTGTCAATGTTGATGGCAATGTATCTATACAGGCCAGCAACGGAACACCACATACTTGGACATTTGACACTGCTGGCAACCTGACCTTGCCCGGTAATATTATTGCAATAAACTATCTCAACGGTAACCGAGTAATCGGCGATGTCACATTCAGCGGCGAAGCAGTGATCGGCACCGGCACCAGCAACACACAGAGTGGACTATATCTTGCACCGGATCCGGTGTCCCTGACTAATGATTTATACCTGCGAGTGCGGGGCAATATCTATGACGAGCCTACCCACATACATTTTGACACTGGTAACAATCAATACTACAATCAGTTCATTGGCGATGACAACAAATATATACAACTGGCCAACACCGGCAATATTGTCGTCAACAGCAATGATGGTGCGGGCAATTCAGCACAGTGGACCTTTGGTGCAGCTGGTAAAATAACATTACCATATAATGCAGTGATAAAAGATACTGTGTATCATGCGGTGGCATTTGGTGAAGAAGCTGGTAAAACCAATCAAGGTCAAGAATCAGTAGCCATTGGCCACTATGCTGGTCGAACCACGCAAGGCCCTGGTGCTGTGGCCATTGGCGTGGTTGCTGGTAATACCTCACAAGGTCAAGATTCAGTAGCCATTGGCAGCGGTGCTGGTCGAACCAGTCAAGCCGAATCTGCTGTGGCCATTGGTAGCAATGCCGGTAGTTCATATCAAGGCGAAGATTCTATTGCCATTGGTTACCAAGCTGGATATCACGATCAACAGCGCGGTGTGGCCATTGGATATCAAGCTGGTGTTGGTGGAACATTGTACCGAAGTGTAAGCGATGCTCAAGGCGGATCAGGACCGGTTACAACTTATTCTCCGTCGGCGCCACCCGATCCCAGCAGATTGTATGTGGCCAGCACAACCAATATTGTAACAAGCCAACGAGTATTTGGCAACAACATTCAGGCCAACACAGTGGTCACGGCAGTGTATCCTGGAGAAGACCGAGTTGATATCACTCCAAACTACACAGCAACCATGTCATCTGGTGACCCACTAACATTTGTTGGTGTTGTGATCGGCATCAACGACGC